ATCCTAATATATTACCAGTTTCAAAAGCTATTTTTATCTGCTCTTTTTCTTTTTCAACTAATCTATCTTTATTATTTTCAATCCATTTAAGTAATTTAAATACGTCATTTTTTGAATTAAATACTTCAATTAATTCTTGCATCGCTGTTTTGTTCATAGTTATTTGTTTTGGTTATGTAATAAAATATGTCCAAGTTGGTGCTGATGGGTGTTTTAATCTCCATACATAAAAATCAAATCTATAAGCTCCGTATATAATTGTACTTAAGATTAATACGATTATAAAAACATTAAAATATTGTTTTATTTTTTTCATAGGTTATTTGTTTTGGTTAAGTAGTTTTAATCTTTCTTTTGTTATACTTACATAAGATGGTAAATTATGCAAACGTTTTAATTCTTCCATTTCCCTTATAGACTGAAACCATCTTTGCTCATAATCATTCCTTTGCTCTTTTACCCTCTTTACTTCTGACTTCAAATGCTCTATTAATTGTTCTTTGTTCATAGGTTATTTGTTTTGGTTATAAAGTCCATCATTTTCATCTTCTTTCATAATGTCAATAATGTGCTGTTTTTTATTTTGGTTATAGGTTTCGTTGTAGTATTCTTCTGCTTGTTTTACTACATCATTCCCATATTGTGAAAAATATGGTGAAGTATGTCCTTCATAATACATTTCTATCATCTGCTCTTTTTCTTTTTCAACTAATCTATCTTTATTATTTTCAATCCATTTAAGTAATTTAAATACGTCATTTTTTGAATTAAATACTTCAATTAATTCTTGTATTGCTGTTTTCATAGTGTTTAGTTTAAAAACCCCCACCGATTTACCCGAATTACTACATTGGTTAAATAATATGGCAGGGGTTACAATTTGTGGTGCAAAAATAAATACAAACTGTATCTCTTGCACTCGTTTTTAATAAATATTTCGTTGTTAAGTTTCTCCAAATCTCTTGGATGTTTCGCTATTGCCTTATAGTGAGCAATAATCTTGTTCTTTATTTCCTTTGCCTTATCTGGTCCTAAATTTTCATTGTTTAACACTTTACGCTTCCAAAGTACATCAAAAGCCATCGTATTTAGCAATTCCCAGCCTTTTTTAGCGGACTTCTCCCAATTTTGGTATAATGCCTCAATAATTTCATCATCTTCTAATTTTGGCACTTCTATTGGTGCAGGTTCAACATAAGTCTTTTGCCTAACTTGAACCGCTATCGGTTTATAAGCCGCCATCACATCGCCAAAGAATTTAGGAGTAAAAGTTATCGCCTTGTCAACTGAAAGTTTACCCATTGCGTAAAGTTCAAATGCTACTCCAAGTTCCTTTAGTTTAAACTGTCCGTAATTCTTAATTACAAATTCACAAAGAAAGGCAAACAGTTCAATCGTTGGTGTTTGGCATCCGCTTAAAGCAATACAAGTCTTTAAATGCTCTTTAACCTCTATTGGAGAACATCTGCTAATTGCCATTGTTTCTAATGCTGAAACTACTTTTAATTCATCTGGCTCAAGTTTAGAGATTCCATAGGTTTGCGGCTTGTTGCTCTGTGTAAGTGAGTTTTCTACCAATATTAGGTGTTGATCTAATGATTTCATCGTTCCAAGATTTGTTGTTTAAAAATGTTTCTGGGTTTTTGCGGAATTGTTTATCTGGTACTGCTTGTTTGTAAAGGTCTAAATAATTCATCGCATTTTGCCTTTCTTGATCCGTTAATTTATTCCACTTCTTTTTTAACTTTTGCTTATCCCCTACCTTTTTATCATATTCATTCCAAAACCATTCAAAATCTATATTTATATTTTCATTTATAGTTATAGTTACATTTTCAGTTTCAGTTTCCATATGCTTTGCATATGCTTCGCTTGTGCTTTCTTTTTTAGGTGATTTAGCATTATTTCTTCTACTTTCGCTGAATTTTTGCCTTCTTACTGTTTCATTTAACATCCTTTCGTTATAATACAATCCATCTTCAACAACAAACTTGCTCCATATTTCAACATCATATGCTTTGCATATGCTTAACATATCCTTTTCAGTTAATTTGCCTTTTTGATGCTGAAAACATAAAAGTCTAATGTATTTACCAACTTGTGCATCGTCCATTGTAAAAGTTCCACTTAAGAAATCGCTTGTATAAAATAATACTGCTGGGTCTTTAGCCATAAATAAAAAAAGGCTCTCGGCATTCCCCCCAGTAGGATTAGGGGTTCAGCTTTGAGCCAAATACGTTTTTGTTAGGATATCCTACATCCTTATTGCAAATATAACATTAATGATTCAATAGTTCAAACTTTTCTATTGCTTTAAATATTTCATAAGCAACTTGTGGAACTATTGCGTTTCCGTAGGCTTTGATTGATTCGTTTCTCCACTTTGAAAGGCTGATGCCGTCCAATTCTTTGGGAATCCCATCATCTCCTCCACAAAGAGCGGGTTGAGTTGGGAACGAGTTCCATTGATCTCGTTCATCACACTTGATAGGTCTGACTTTCCCTCCCAATTTTCCGTCTTCCATCTTGGTTGATAATCCGATTTGGTCGGTGTTGGTAGCATTTTCTTTGTCCAACCCGAATTCGTTTGCAAATGCCTCAAAGAATAATCGTTGTCCCTTACTGTGCTTCCGAAATCCGATGCTTGAGGAGTAGGCAACAAACCAAATTCTGTATCTTTGGTGTGGCGCGTTGACACCTGCAGCTGGAATAAGAAACGATTGGACTTCATAGCCTTCCCTTTCCAAGTCATCGTACACCTCGTTGAATACCAACCCTCCATTCCAGTTAACAAGTCCACGAACGTTTTCGCCAATAACCCATCTTGGTTTGATTTCTTTAATGCAGCGGAGCATATGTGGAAAGAGGTGTCTTTCATCGGCTTTCCCAAGTCTTTTTCCTGCACTTGAGTATGGTTGGCAAGGAAATCCTCCTGTAAGGATGTCAACTTGTCCTCTGTGAATAGAGAAGTCTGTTTTAGTAATGTCATTGTAACTAATTGAGTTTGTAAAATGATGTTTTAATACTTTTTGACCAAATGGATTCCATTCGCAATGAAATAGGTTTTCCCATCCCATCCAATCCGCTGCTAAATCAAATCCACCGATTCCACTAAATAAGGATGCGTGTTTCATAATGAATATTGTGCTATTTGCTTTTTGTTTTTTAACTTAATGATGGTAGTTTTTATATTCATACCATCGTTCCTTAAATCTGCTATTCGTGCTGCTAATCTAAAGCAACCAAACTTGTTTAAAGCATCAATAGGTGTTAATTTTTTACCTTTTTGCAAATAGTTTGCGATTTGTGTTGTTTGGCTCATAGTGTTTAAAAGTGCTTAACGTTTTCACCCAACGAGGGGTTGTTAGAATGGTAATGCTGAATTATCAGTTGGATGTGATTCGTGTTCTTGCTGGTTTTGCGTGTACTCTTTCTTTGATTCAAATTCGTACTTTTTACCTCTACCGCAATAAATCTTCTTTGCCTTTTCTGCTCTTTCTTCTTTTGATTGGTTGTTCCAAACACTGTGTGTGTTGCCTTTTTCGTCAACTTCTTTTAAGTTATCAGTAGCAATATTTGCATAATGCTTTACTCCTGTTTTTGTTTGAACTGGCTTCCAGTTGATGTCCTCTTTACATACATTTAGTACTAACATAATTATTGGTTTTTGTTTATTAATGATTCATCTATTTGATCTTCCGTTTTTTTATCTAACTCCATTTCATCCATATCGTCTTCCCAGTCGCAGTGTTCTAAACACTCTGGGCAAATTCCTATTTCATCCATATTGGTATATGCTCCGCAGCAAGTTGAATAAGCCATAACTATTTAATTAAAGTTTGTTCTAATTCCTCTGTCCATTGATCCATAGGAACAAAAGGAATCGGTTTAAAATTGTGTTTCGGTTGCTCTAATAAATAAGGCATATTATCACGTTTAAATGCCTTTAGTAACTCTTTAGCACTATTTAGTTTAGCCAATGTTTCTCGTGCGTTTGAACTTGTAGACTTATCAAACATTCCTTGCCAATACCAAACATTAGTCTTTAAACTTTCTAACTTGTGGTAAATGTTCATAAACTTTGTTTTTTCTTTGTAAATAGTTTAGTTACTTCTTTATCCGCTAACTGTCCGTTTAAAGTGTAAAGTTCAGCCAATTCATTTGTATTTACGCATAAATCAATGGCTAATTCTAAATCTTCAACGTTATCGTGCGTCTTAATGTAAGAAGGCTTTTCATCGCTTTGTGCCATCTCATCGCCAGTATATAAACCGCTTAAATCTTGAGGATATGCCTTACGTAATGCTAATGCTTCTGCAACCTTTGATAACATTGTATGTGGCATCTTTGCCCATAATCCCATTGGTTTGCCATCATTAGTGCGTTGACAGTATTCATCCCAATATGCTATACCTACTGCTGCTTCATAGCGTAAATCATTGTGAAATCTATAAACCGATACTTTGCAGGAAATTAACTTTCCATCCTGCTCCACAAATATTGGTTCACTTTGTCCGCCATAGTTACCAGACCTTTCAGCAATTACTCGGAAGCCGTCAATACTTGTTTGAATGGTCATCTTTTTAGTCCATCCGTTTTGCGTTTTAACGTTTCGGTGTATGCAATAGATTTGTCTTGAAAGTGCATCAAGTCCAGTACGTTGTGCTTGATACAAAAATAGTTTTAGTTCATCAACAGTTGCTTCTGGAGCAATCTGCGATTTTACTAACTCTACTTGATCCTTTGTGTAGGATAATTGCGGCTTTTTAGCCAGTTGTTGGTCGTTCATATTATTTTGGTTTAGAGTTTAAAATTAAGGTGTTTTATGTTAATAACCAAATTAAAGTACCACATTTAAGTTGAAAACATCGTTTTTTATGGTGTCATCAAACTTATTTGTCAATTGTCCTCTAATCTTTTGAATTGAGTGCAGAACAGTTGTCCTATCCCTTTTGAATATTTTTGCTATTTCCTCGCTATTCAATTCGGTTTTTTCTTTAGCAAAATACATTGACATTTGACGTGCCAACGCAACTTCTTCGCCTCTGTATTTAGACATTAATTGTCCATAAGGTACTTGATAATAATTACATACTTTTTCAGCGATTTCAATTGAATACTCTTTTTGTTGTTCTTTGTCCATTCTTATTGTTTTTATGTTTAAATGTTTGTCTAATAAATCTTTTAGCCTGTTTATTTCCTTTTTTAGTTCTTTGTTTTTTTCTCGCAAAACCTCTATTTCAAGTTCTGCCATATAAGTTTTGTGTACTTCTTTCATAGTGCTTCTATTTCTTGTTTAACTTTTTCCCAATATATGGCATGAATTCCAGATATGTCGTTGCTTATATTCTCAAGCAATTGTTCCATTATTTCATCTACTGCTATTAATGCACATTGTTTAGTAATTGTAAATACTGCTGCATTAGTTTCACTAGGATGTGGCATATTATTAAACATTTTTTGATAAATGTCTTTTGCTTTTTCGTGTGGTGTCATATTATTAGTTTCACTAGGATGTGGCATATTATTAAATATTTTTTGATAAATGTCTTTTGCTTTTTCGTGTGGTGTCATAATTAAAAGTGTAAAAGGTTGATTGGAAGCATAAAGTCCTCCGTTAATGTATAAAGGTCAAGGATCAAAAAATGATAGCTTTTAAGGATGCGTTTTTGCACTTGATTCATTCTGGCAATCTTAATTAATAAATCTTCTTCGCTAATCATTGTTCTTGTGGTGTCTAACCCTTGTCGCCATAAAGCAAGGTCATCCTCAAATAGATTTTGCCTTCTTTGTGCTTCCTTTAGCAGTTCCAGTAGTATCGCTGCTCTTTTGTGCAGTTTTAGTTGTTTCGCTTGATAGATTAGTTTGCTCATATTGTTTTAAGATTTTGTAAACCAGTTTACTTAATGTGATTCCTTTTTTATCGGCTTCGGTTTGTAAATTAGTCTTGATTTGTTGGCTGATTAATGCCGTTACTATTGTTTTCATATATTGCTTTTATTCCTTCAGCTAATTCCTTACAAGCAACTACTGTTTCCTTAACATAGCCGTTTGGCATAGCTTTTAATTGGGTTTCTAATGTATAAATAAATGCTTCAATTGCGTTCATAATTTTAGGTTTAATCGTTTGAAATATATTTCATAAAATAATATTTATCGCCATCACAATCTGCGTTAGGATAATTTTTAGATGAATCATAAGCAGCTTCAATTTGCTTTCTTTCAACTAAAAGTTTTGATTCAGCACGTTCTTTTATTAATTGAATCATATTTAACGCTAATGGTGGAATATCTAATTTTAAATATCTATCTAAATCATCAATTAAGTCTTGCATAGCAGTTAGTTTCATAGTTGTTTGTTTTAAATGTTTTGTAAAATTGCAGTAATAATAAATGCCACGCATACAATTAAAAATGCGTAAATAGGTTGAATGCTTTCCGCTTTGTAGCGTTCGTTTGCTTTCTCTTGTGGTGTTTTTAGTTTGTTCATATTTGTTTGTTTTGGTTTAGTTAAAAAAATAAGAAGGTACTTCAATAACTTCATTTGAATCTTGCCATATTGCTTTAATATAAGATTCACCATTGTAAAAAAAGTTTCTTTTTAATATTGCAACTCTTCCTTCTAATGTTCCGAAAATTGTGCTTGTTCTTGAACAAGTAATTAATTGTGTTTTTTTCATATTGTTTTTGTTTAGGATTCAAAGATAGGGTAAAACCTTATAACTTTATCAAACAATGCAAGTATTTTCTAAAATTGTGATGAACGGAAAATAACAAGGATGAATGGTAATTTATTGCGTATTTAGGCATAAAAAAACCACCCTAATAAGACTAAAAGGGTGGTACACCAAATATGAACAATGCAAATATAATAAAAAAACCCACCTTTTTAGGGGTGGGAACTATGAACCAACAACTATTTTGATCCATCTTGCAACGGAACCTTGTTTGAATTATCTACTCGTCTATAACCTTCCTTCCAGAGTAGCTTACACAAAGTTACGCTTTTGTCAACAATCGCTTCTTCACTATCCATTGGGTAAAGGATATGCAGACACTCGTGAACCAATATTTCAAGATGCTTCTTACCCTTTAATCTTGGATCAAGATAAATTGTACCATCGCTATCAGCCATTCCGTAGGCTTTTTCACGACCAAGTTTTTTATGTTCTATTTTAATCTTCATCTTTCATTTCTAATAAGTCCAGTCTATCAACTTCCTTAAATAGGATAATTTCGCCGCCTCTTATTTTACCTAAAGCAATTTTAATGTCTTGCTCAATGTCGTAAATGTCTTGCAGCTTATTGATTAACCACTCCTCTTGCTCGGATGGTTTAAGTTTATTAAAGTTCTTTGGATATTTCATATTAATATACTTTATCGTTTCTATTTAATATTATCTTTTTAAGATACAGGCTCAAATCAAGTGCCTCCTCGTAAGCATAGTCCATCCAATCAGTTTGGCTTAAATCGGTCCTATCCATAGTGGTTCCATACTCTTTTTTGCCTTTTGCTTCTCTGGTTCGCATATCGTCAATAACCTGTTTTAGTACTTCGCTATCCATTAGTGTATTTTATTATTTATGATTCTTTTATTTAGTACCTCAAAATCTCCGTTCTTTTCAACCAATATATGTGCAAACCCTACATTATGTTTGGTATTGTGTGGGTCGTAATCTGGTGCTAACGTACAAAGGCATCCAACACTCCAACAACTGATTGGTTCTTCTTTTATGTTTGTTTCGGAGTGATTAGACGTAGAATGAACGTGCCCTATTATCATTGAACTTTTTGCCCTCATAAATACACCACGAGCAGCATTTACTGGAGCCATAAAACCTCTAACAATAGTATGTCCGTGTAGCATATGTAATTTACCTGCTCTAACTACAATATTTTGTTCGTAAAAGTCAACATTATATTTCTTTAAATTAAGTCTTTGAGGTAATCTAAAATAAGGATCATTAAATAACATTGGTGCTTTTTTCATCAAGTATCTAACAAACCAGTTATCGTGATTGCCCTCTAACCAAACAATATGAGCCTTTGGGAATTTAGTTCTTAAATGGCTTAAAAATATCTCGCAATATTCAAACCATTCAACTACATCATCTGCTGAAGGTGGTGGTGCATCGTGGTTTGTAAAAGGTGTATTATCTAAAATATCCCCACCTAAAACGATACAGTTTATTTTGTTTTTAACTCCGTAATCAATAGCCAATTTTAAAGCCTCATTATCTTGATTTGGAATGTGAATATCGGATAACCAAAGAATGTTATTTGAACTTACAGGTAAGTCTACAAATGCCCTATTTTGCATTTTAGATGGTGGAAGGTCTGGTGTATGTGTAATCTTTACAATTGTGCTTGAAGTTTTACCTCTTGCCCCTGTAATATAACGAATAACTGATCTTGCCGTTTCAATATTATTAAAAATATGTTCGTGGTCATTGTAAAGTTTTACCGCTATTGAATGTTTACTAATAGACGGAAATTTAGCTAAATAATCAGCTGCAAGTTGTTGTTTTTGTGTCATAGTTTTTATTTATTATGTAATTGAATTTAGTATTAGGTCTGCTTCTTCTTCTCTGCGTTTGACCAAACCATCCAATCCAACATTTTCCCAAAGTCTTTTACTTCGTTCTATTTGGTCCGCTATCCCTTCGTAATCTTGTTTAGCCACAAGGTCAACAATTTCCCTCATTTCCTTTCTTCTATCTCCGTCTAATTTGTTTCCTCTGTTATATATCATTGAAACCAAAGCACCCCTTGTGTCCTCGTTTAAACTGTCTAACTCTGGGTAAATGGCTTTAGTTAGTTTATAGTATTTAGGTATTGACTTATTAACGAATACATCATAGGCAAAATTGTATGGGATTCTTACCTGTAATATTTCGCCACGCATCATTGGTTTAACTGCTTCTCCTTTTATTCCAACTACTTTCCTCAATGCGTTAAGAAAGTTTAAATTTAAGCCATCCCAGTCGCTAAAGAACTGCTTATCCGTAACATAACCCAAATCATAGCCTAACCCAATCGTACATCCAGAATCGCCACCTGCCCAAATAGGCTTTTGGTAACGTTTCTCGTAAACTGCACGTCCGCCAACTTCGTGCTTGATAATCATCTCAATTGCTTTGCGACTAATCATAACACTGCATTTATAAAATAAACCAAACTAATTACCCAAAATGCTACACCAATGGCAAAAGCCTTCTTTTCGTTGTTTCTCATTTGTTAGTAAATTTATCTATTGTTGTTAATCCTGCAAATGCCATACTCATATAAAATACTAAATCCCCTAAATGGTCGCTTTTAGTAATAACAAACGTAGTAAATAAGCATAAAGCACCTATCGTTGCTAATACCCTTTTATGGCTCATAGAACCCATTTCATCACTAAACATTGAAATTATAAATTGCTTAAACTTCATATTAGAATTTTTTATAGTAACCGAATGAATATCCGTTCATTGTCGCATTTAACGAATAGAGCGTGTTTTTAGCCGTTTTAAACGCAATTGAACCACCAATACCAATTTGTCCGTTTGAGTGCTTTAAATCGCCTATAAACCCCAAATAAAGTTCATTCTTGGGTTTCTTCTCTATTAATTGGGTTATTTTTATCGTTGGTAGGTTAAAATTAGCACTAAATCCCCTTCCTTGTATCGTATTTTGACTTATTGTGTCTTTAATGTATGCGTACCCCAAAGAATCAATGCGTATAGTATCGGAATAAATCTTTGTTTGGTTATAGTCCTTAACGATGGTAATTGTATCGTGTACCTCATCAATTAGGTAGGTAGTATCTAAAACGACAAAAGGGATTGATTTCCCTTTGATATATTTTGTGAAAGTTTTCTGCTGGTAAACTGTGTCCTTAACAATTATAGGATCAATTTTAGTCAAGGTTGCATCGTCAAATATGAAAAATATTAGAACCGCTATTAATAAAACGATTACTACATCTTTCATTATTTGAATCTTTTAGTTGCTTTAATGTAATAACGTATCGCAAATATCCCAGAAATAATAGCAACCAAACTCGCCATAAGAGAAACTATCGGTTGAACATTGACAACGCTTATAAATGCGGAAGTACCGCTAACAATAGTTAATAAGTCCGAATGATTGCTATTATGTACCATTAATCTTCTTTTACTTCTGTTTGTGGATTTTGCTCTTGTGCAATTTTACCTAAATAACCTAAAATTGGATTAGCAAACTTTGCTGGGATTTCCATTAAATAGGCTTCAAGTTCTTTAATTTGCTCTGTCGTTAGAGTTATCATAGTTTTTTATTTTATATACAAATATAGTTAATATCTTCAAATTTCCTATGGATTTTGAAAAGGTAAAGGTAAAGTTACAATCGGTGGGTTGATTATGTTCTCTATTTGTTGGTCTAAACCTAAATCAATAGCAGAAACATCTAACCCTGCGTCAAGCCAACCACATACTTGTTCGTAAGTTAAATCTGGGTAAGCAGTAAAGTCCGTTTCGCTTGGGGTTTGACAAGCCATTGTTCCGTAAACTGAAACAACGATAGGTTCTGCACCAACATATTTAGTTGCTTCCCTTACCCAGTGTACGCAAGAAACGACATCAATTAACGAATTTTCTTGGGGGATTACATTCATTTGATTTATTACCCATTTGTATTCTGTCATATTATTTTATTTTAGCTTTTAATTCGTTTAATTCTTGCGAAAGTTCTTGGATTGCTTTTACTAATGCTGCAATTAATGGTCTGTCTTGTAAGCCTATAAACCCATCAATTGTTTCTACATACGCTTGAGGAATTAAATCTTTAACCTCTTGAGCAATAAAGCCTAATTGTTTTTCTACTGATTCATCATCATCTTTCATTCGGTACAAAGTAGTTTTTAATTGTAAAACTTCCTTTAACCCAATATTAGATGCTTCAAAATCTTTCTTTTTATCCTTGTCGGACAATACAACATATACCCCACTTGATGCGTCAATATAACTTTTTGTTGCACCATTGTAATCAAAATCTAATCTATAAGACAAAGGAGATGGTGTACCTACAAAAGTCCATTGTCCAACACCTGTTCCGCTTGTAGAATTATATGCACCACCTAATGCAATTGATGCATAAGCATTGCCAGGGTTTCTATTTAATCTTAAATTTTCATTATAACTACCCGCACCTGCTGTTGTTTGAAATATACCAGTACCAAGTACTGTTAAAGTACTATTTAATGCAGTTAATGGAGAAGATGTTCCTATTCCCACTAACCCACCAGAACTGATTCTCATTTTTTCTGAAAATGATAATGAAGCACCAGCTCCAGATGTATTATTTGGTGCTGAATACCAAACGTGTTCACCAGCCGCTTGGGTATATAAAGATGCTGCTCCGTTTGCGATATATTTATCACCACCGCCAGAACCTCCGTAATAAAAGTTTGAAGCTGCATATAAAACGTGAGTAGTTCCCGATGTATAACCTGCAAACGCTACATTTTTTATTTGCAAAGGTGTTAATGTATTCCAATCACTTGGTACAACTCCGATTCCTACATTACCTCCGCTTGATATATATAATCTTGTAACATCGTCAGCTAAAGTTGAAATACTAAATGCAGTTGAAGTAGCAGAAGTACCCCACCCAATAGTTGGTGCGGCATTTGATGGAATATACCAAGTAGAAGATACCCCATCATTGTTTCCTCTTGGTCCTAATCTTGTTGTATAATATTGCGCTCCATTTGTGTCAGTATTATTTATTTGAATACCACCAAATGAATTTTCATATAATTTACTAAATGTAATTAAACCGCTTGTACCAACTTTTGTAATATATCCTGTTGTTAATGAAGATAATGTAAATGCTCCGCTAAACGTCGCACTCGTACCACTTAAAGCACCTGTTAATGTTCCACCGCTTAAAGGTAAGTAAGAAGTTGAAGTAAACGCATTTGAACCTAATGCAACACCATTAATTAAAGTTTGTGTGCCATCCCATCTATATCTTATATTACCTTCGCCATCTGCTAAAATAATATTATTAGACATTGAACCGCTTCCGCTAAAAGAAGGGAACCCACCTATTATTGTATTATAGTTGCCAGTTGAAACAGTACTACCAGCTGATAATCCTATAAATATATTATTACTTCCTGTTGTTAATGCGTTACCTACTGAATAACCAATCAATGTGTTGCTGCTTCCGCTTGTTGCATTTTGAGCAGTATTAGCACCTATTGCGATATTTTGACCGCCTGTTACAACACCCTTCATTGTATTATCGCCAATAGCAATATTTAAAGAACCAGTTGTTGCAGCAATTAAGGCTTCCCTACCTAAAGCAATATTACCGAACCCAAGAGTATTATGCCATAAAGCATAACTTCCGATAGCCAAATTTGCATAACCAGTTGTATTATCAGTTAATACATTATCTCCAATAGCTATGTTATTAGTTCCAGTTCCTGCACCTTTACCAACTTTTACACTATTAACTAAAATATCTTGACTGAAAGTTTTTGCCCCTGTTATTGTTTCAGTACCTGCTAAATGAACAACTAAAGAATCATTAGCTGGAGTGTAACCTAATACATTCGCTATTGTTTTATTCTTCCATAAGTCCGTTGAACTTTCGTAAGCCAAAATATCATTGTTAGCTAAAGAAGTAAACAAAACATCACTACACTCTTCTAATTCTTGAGTATTTTGAATCTTAACTAATATAGAACCATTGCCACCTGCTTTCTTAATCACATAACCAATCAAAACCAAGTGAGCAGGACTAACAGGCTTTACATTTGTAAATTGACCTGCCGTTTCGCTTAACCATAACAAATCCCCTTCGTTAAATGCTAATGTATTTAATCCGTGTACGATACCGCTAACAGTTGCAAAGCCATTAGCACCATTTGCAATAGTTTCAGTAATAACACCTAAAGTTGCAGCCGAAGTTGTTTCGCTTGATGCGTCTGCTAAAGATACCGAAGGCAATTCCCCAGTTGAGCCTGTTACATAAACTACTTGACCATCCGTTAAAGTTGAGCCAGTGTTATTGTGTATTAAGATAACTTCTTCTTGTCCTATTTGTAAGGATGTATTACCTGTTCCTGTTATTACTTTTGGAGTTAAATAAGCAGTGTCCCAACTTAATGTTCCAACAGACGTAGGTGTTGATGTTGGTGTTGTATCTAAACCAATATATCCACCGCTTAAACCAAATTCTCCTAAAGCAACATTTGTTGTTGCTCCTGTATATGGAACATAACCAGTCAAAGATGGGAATGTAGTTAAACCACCTGCTCCGTTAACGTATTGTCCAGTTGTACCTGCAAAGCCTATGTTAATTGTTCCGCTTGTCGTAATTGGAGAACCTGTTATTGTTAAAGCATCTCCGCTTTCAGTAACCGCAACACTTGTAACTGTTCCAGTCGCACCACTTGCTCTTTCCCACGTTGTACCGCTATATAAAACTTGATCCCCAACTGCAAAGGTAATTGGACCAGCACCGAAGTTAACTGTACCTGCTACATTACACAAATAAACATCTCCTGCGTTACCAGTACCATTAGCCAATGTAGGTGTATTAGTTGAAGCATTCCAAGTTCCCTTATACTCCATAACAGAGTTAGGTAATTGAGACACTAAAATTTTACCGCTTCCGTCTAATTGAGGAATACCATCTGGAACGTTAATACCTAAAGAATTTACAACACCACTTGTTCCTGTTAATACACCACTTAAATTCCTAACTTTTGCACCGCTTGATATTACTATTTGATTGCTCATTCTAATTATTTTATTGTGCTAAAAACCTAACATATTCCCCACTTTCCAATGCTCTGCTAAATGTTAATACTCCAGAAGCAGAAACCCATTTAACTTGCTCGTCAACTGGTGTACCGCTTGAAATAATATCTTGTACGTCAACACCACCTCTTGAAACATACAACGCAGACTTACCGATTAAATCAGTCCAAGTAATTGTTGTTTCTCCACCTGCTGCCGTAAATCCTTTAGTATATACTGAACCATTTACCACTACTACACCGCTTTGATTAATTGACGTTCCACTTGTTCCGTATGCTCCAGAACCTTGTAAACTTACGCTATAAGTACCAACGTCTTTGTAAGGTGCGTTTATACTTAAATCCGTTAAATTACAATATCCGCTTATAATTACTAAACCATCTGCACCATTATCAATAACAAACTTTACTAAAATTTGCTCCCTTGCCTGTTGTTGGTTTAAAAGGTATAAATAACCATATCCATTCAAAGTAACTAACCCATCACAAGTAATTGACCAAGATGCTATGTCGTTCTTAAACTCACGATACCAAGCCGAACTTTGAGAAGTAACTTCTTTTTGATCCACTTGAACGTTGAAAGTTGCATTTGTAGAACAAGCAAAAGGCAATTCAATGGTTAAATTAGTTGCAGCAGTATTTACTGAAGTTCCTTGTGTGTACCATTCAATTAATCTTGTATCAATGTCAACAGAGTATAATTCAACCACTATTCTATCCGTAGTATTCAAAGTTGTTGCAGGGATAGTAACATTTGTAGTGTAAAGTTTGTTTCCTGTGTCTATGATTGCTACATTAGAAGACCTTGCTATCTCCGTTAATGTTGTTCCGTTATATTTAGAAACTTTAATGTAAAATTTAGGAGAACCAGATAAGCCTTCATACAAAGCAATATAGTTATTAAATACCCAAGTTGATGCCGCAATACTTGAAACATTAGGACTGCCAATATCGGTAATAAAACCAGCCACTAAACCATCTCCTGTCCTGTTTAAAATAACTGTTGTAGCATCATTTTTTGTAGTGCTTAATTGCTTATAAACAACGCTTGAAATAGTACTGGAATTTATACCACCATTAAAATAGTATGTTGATTCATCTACGCTTGTATAAAGCATTATATTTTTACCGATTACTGCTGCCATATTACAAATTTAATCATTTTATCTTATCCGTAAGCCTCTAAAATTTCTCCGCTACTGCTAATCTTAAATGCCCTAAACGAAACTTCAGTTGTCATTACTTTCCACCATAAAGAAGCACCATTAAATGGAGTTCCTAATGTTTCATCAGTATAATAAACATCACCAATTGAAGGTACACCAGGATTTTCCAAGTAAATCATATTTTCCGTTAATGGAGCAGCGTAAGCTAATTCTTTAGTCGCATAAGCCGTTGACCTAAAATGTCCATAGCCAGTAGCTTGACCGCCAGATATGTTATTAGTTTCATAAATAGTAGTCAAAGTAGTTGTTATTTCTTCTGCGTTTATATCCAACAAAGTAGCTTGAATAACATCATTAGGCAAATCTATTGTTGAATTACCTACTATATAAGTCTTATCGTTTACGCTTATTTGTGATGGATCAGTATCAGTAGCAGTAATTCTCATTGCACCGCTAAACCTACCATTTGTAGTTTCCATACCCATAAACGAAGCATCCAAGTTAATTATGTTTTTATTTAAACAATTTGAATATTGCTTTACTACTAACTCACTCAAACTTCTGTAAGTTTCAGTCATTGATTCTTGACGATACCAATTCTTCAAGTTTAATCCTGTTGAATCGCTTAAAAATCCTATATAAGTAAAATATCCATCCGTTATATCATTAAATCCAAATGGTAAATCTACTTCATAAACGTATTCTTCAGAATCAGTGATATAACTTTCAGTTACAAAAGATGCAAAAGCTGGTATAAGTTCTAACTTAAAATCTTCTAATAGTGCAGCACCTTCAGTCGTTTTCCAATATGCCGTAGCCGTACTAAAGACTATGGAAATTGATAAATCACCAGTAATTGGCGCAGGTGGTAATTCTAAATTTACATTAGCCTTTGGACTATCTAAATCGTATGGAACATAATAATATTCTAAAGGATTAGAAGTTAATACCCATTGATTATCAAATCTATAAAAATAAGTATCAGTTCCGTTTGTAACCTCAATCACTATAATACACAAAGCAGGAGGACCTAATGCCAATGGACCATTAAGTGAATTAATATTAAATCCAAACTTTATAACTTCATTTTGCCCTATTTTAGGCATATTATTTGGAGTTAATGAAGATACATAAGGAGGATTAGTTGCTGGACCTACAATAAACCCATTATATTTTTGTGTTGGGTTTTCTTTTACATAAATCAAACCGCCATTCCTAACTTCTGTCCAACTAAATACATCATCTTCCGTTGGACTAATATGTTCGTAATTCTTTAAATCCCAGTTTGTAATATAGTTATTAGGATATTCAATAGTCTTTTCAAATCTTATCTTATTATATCCCTTTCTAATTATCTTAAATTGACTATTATCTACAAAGTATAAACCGCTTGTATTACCTGCAAATCCTTCAATATTACCAGTTAAATCTTGCGTTTCTGCACCAAAAACAGTCCCATCACTATTATAAATAGTAGAGTAATAAGAATCCTGCGCAAACTCCGTTAATGGAACAATAAAGAAATTACCATTAGCTTGAAAGAACCTTGCTCCAAAACCTTTTGCTATTTGAGTAATAACATCTAAACAATTAGTAGCTTCTTGCTTATCGTTTACAAATGTTGCAAAGTTTAAATATGATTGGTTTAATGGATCAGCTTCTAAATCATCCAATCTATTGTCCATTCCTTCAGCAAAAAAACTAATTCCAGATATTATGTCATATTGAAATGGATATTGCAACTTTAATAAAGAACTTGATAAATAGTCAATTAATTTGTTAGTCCCATTTAAAGTGTATTCAGCAGGAAGTTCAAATGGTATTCTTTCAAGCATACCTAAACCATCCAAAGCATTAAAAGCAATCTCCTTTCTACCTGTTGAAAAAGACAACTGAACGTTATCACTCAATGCCCATCCTTGCCATTCCAAGTTTTCGCCATTATAAAGCCTAACAAAGTACTTTCTATCGTTTAAGGTAGTAAAGTCTGGAATATTATCTAAATCGTCTGTTACATCTAAAACAACGTTTAATTGACTTACATATATAGGCTCAAAAATATCATCCGAACGAGGAATGTATTGTAATTGTAAGCTAACTGCTGGATATTCTATAATATCTCCAGCATATCCGTCTTCGTATAAATAAACATAACTAATAACATCGCTTTTAGTCGCTACTGTTGCTTTATATTTTATTTCGTATGCCATTAATTTCCTCTTCTAATGTTTAAGTTGTTGTTTGCTCTTTGTGTTGCCAAAACCAAATCAGAACCTTTAAGTAAGAATTCTCCCAAGAAATTACCACCTCCCATTCCTAAACCACTTCCAACGCTACCAACTGCAGCACCACCTCCAGTAATTGCAGTCATAATAGCTTTAAATAATAAAGCCTGTGCAACCATTGAAATCAATTGAATAACAATTTGCTTAAATGCTGCTTCTAATGCTTTACCTATATCTTCACCCATAACCATCGCTTGAATTACACTATCAAATGCAGGTGCAAGTAAGTTAGTAATAGCTTTAGTTTGTTCTAATTGAAAGTTTAGTAATTCTTGCGCTTTTGTTGCTTCTAAAGTATCATTTGCTAATTTAATAGCATCAAATCCTGTTTGTCTGCCACCCAAAGGTGCAGTAGTTGGTGCATTAGGTAAAGTTGGAGATGGTATTTTATCCATTAAAACAGGACTAAAATCTGGAGCAAATTCCCTTGCTTTACCTCCAATTTTTTGCACGTTATCAGCAACTTGTTTTGTTGATTGTGCTAATGATTTTGCTCCTTTATCTAATTGAAAAAATGGATTAGATAAAGCTAAAGTTATTGTTTTAGTTAACTCTGCATTCAATCCTATAATACCATTTTTTAAAGATATTGCTTCTTCTCTTGCTTCTTTGTTACCATTTTTTGCGTTAGTTATTGCAAGTTGATAACCAATAGCTACTCCTGTTACACCTTGATATGCAGTCTTTTGCTTTTCTAAATTTTCGTAATATTCTCTTCCTGTTTGTAATATCTTTTTATTCGCATCTGCTAAAGCAATAGTCTTATTGGCAATTTCATCAATATATCTTGATGTTATCGCTTGTGCAACTAAAGCTTGTGTATATAGGTCAACCGCTGCCCTTGCTTGATCTACTGTTGTTATTGTATTGGCATAAGCACTATTTACCTTACCTAATTCATTTTTAACCGCTCTTAATGCCTCCGCTCTTCTTTCATCACTTACACTTGCATTTTGAGTAATGTTTAAATATGCTTGTAATCTTATACCAGTTTCACTTGCTTCCGCTCTTGCATCACTTAAACTTTTTGCAAACTTTTCTTCAGCCTTTGACGCTTCATTTGTACCACTAATGAAATCAGCTATTTTAGGACCAAATGCGACAATTATTGAAGATACTGCACCTAACGCTAAACCAATACCTGCTGGCCCCATTAAACCACCTGCCATTGCTTTTAAAGCACCACTTGTACTTCCAGCTTCAACCTTTAATCTTTGAAAAGATTCTAATAAAGGGTTTAAGTTATTCGCAATACCTATAAATCCGTATGGAGCATCCTGCGCAACTCTTGATAAGTTAGATAAGGCATTTGTTGCTTGGCTACTTGTATTTGGCAACGTTTTAAACGCATTACCCAATTTTTGAGTTGCGGTAACTGTTTCTTGTATATTTTGAACCGCTTGTTTATTGTCTGCGGTTATCGTAATCTTTAACGTTTCTTGTGCCATTTTATTAATTTACTCCGTACAACTTTAATGTCCTTGCCAATTGGTCTTTTGTTATTTTAGGCGAATCATCTTCAACTTCATTTTCATCACTTGGTAAAGGGAAGAAAGACTTTAAACTTTTAGGACTTTTATCGGTTGTATTAGCTTTATATATTAAATAACTAATCATCCTCGTTCTTTCCCACTCCTTTATTTGTTTGTTGTCATATGCCTTTTTATATAATAAAAATTCTCGCCACGTCAATTGCCAAAACTCGTTAATCGTTAAGCCAACTTCCAAAGCGAGAATAATTATTGAGTCCCAACTATAAAACCCTAATTTTTTTTTTCATCCGTTGCCTTCTCTGGCTTTAAATCTGGAGTCATTGAGTCTTGCATATATTTCATAAACTCAACCAATTGTCCATCTTTTGCCGATAACCCACCAACTTCGTCAATCCATTCGCACACTTCAAACTCTGTGAAGTCAATAGGCTTTTTAAGGCTCTTATATCCACTTTCTGCAGCAGCTTGAACAATATGAACGATTGTATCTAAATCATAAATCCCTCCAGATAAAACCTCAATTAATTGCATTAGATTCTTATTCTCTAATTCGCAAAAACGCTTCATTGCCCAAGTTCCCCATTTAAGGTGGATTGTGTTGTTGTTAGTCTTTAGTTCAAACATAGTTTTTTATTTATTATGCAGTTTCAGTTTGAGTTAATGGAGGTGCAGTTACCACAAATGTTGCAGTAAATTTAACATCATCTTTGTCATCTGCAGTTACACCAAAATCACTAATAAATACTAAACCGCTATAAGTAATATCTCCTGCAGTTGGAGTTGCTTTACCCATTTTGATTGCAAAAGTAGTTTTAGCAGCGTGCGCAGCGTATAATTGTTGGTAGCTATCTTTAGCAGGTGTACCTGTTTCATCAATTGCAAAACCTTCACACTCAATAGACTGATTGAATG